ACGCAGTGAGCGCGGCCAGGCCGATCAGGATCAGCCGCGCAGCCAGCAGGGCTTTGGCTCAGATGTGCCCATGGGCAGTGAGAGCGGAGCCGCAGGCCTTGACGATCCTGCCGTGCAGGAAGCCATCCAGCGTGGAGCCATGCGAAGAGCGCAGGCAGACATGAGGGCAGGCATCCAGCCAGGCAGCAGGCCCATTGTCCCGCCGGCCACCGAGGGCCGCATGGCCAATCCCATGACCGGCATGGACCAGCAGCCGACCGGAGACATGGGGGAACGTGTGGATCCAAAGCAAGGGAATGTGCCCGGCACGGATGACAGCCGGCATGGCCCAGGCGGATCAGGCATGCCTGGCCAGCAGACGAGGATCACGAAGGAGCGCCTCAATAAGGCCATGTCCATCCTCAATGAGTATAAGAAGGGCAAGGCCACTGTGGACCGCAGAATCCAGGAAAGCCAGAAGTGGTGGAAGGGCCAGAACTGGCGGATGATCCAGGATGATGGCGTAGCAGATGGCGTGCAGGAGCAGCACCGGAATACCAAGTGGCTCTGGAACTCCATCGTAGGCAAGCATGCGGATGCCATGGACAGCTACCCGGAGCCAATCTTCCTGCCGCGTGCCGAAGATGATAAGGAAGAAGCCGAGAACCTGACCAGTGTTGTGCCTGTGATTCTGGAACAGAATGGATTCGAAGCAACCTATTCGGATGACCAATGGCAGAAGATGATCGAGGGCACAGCAGCCTACTCCGTCACATGGGACAGCCACAAATTCCATGGGCTGGGTGATATCTCCATCTCCAAGGTCAATGTGCTCAATCTCTTCTGGGAGCCAGGCGTCAATAACATTCAGGAGAGCACCAATGTTTTCCATGTCGCACTCATTGACAATGAGCTGCTCAGCGAGATGTACCCGCAGCTGCGCGGGCATCTGGGCCAGCCGTCTGAGGCTGTGAACCGGTACCCGACAGATGACCATGTGGACACCAGTGACAAAAGCCTGGTCATTGACTGGTACTATCACCGGTACGATCAGGAACAGGACCGGCAGGTACTGCACTTCGTGAAGTTTTGCAATGGGATTGTCCTGTATGCCACAGAGGATGATCAGGGAGACCCCAGCCTGCCGGAAGCCGGTATTCCTGCGCGGGATGGCCTGTACAATGACGGCCAGTTTCCCTTCGTGCTGGACCCGCTTTACCCTGTCGAAGGTTCCCCGTGTGGCTATGGCTATATCGACATTGCCAAGGATATCCAGACCGATATTGACCTGATCTCAGAGGCATGCGTGCTCAATGCAGCCGTCAATGCGAGGCCCAGGTACGCTGTGCGCGAGGACAGCGGCATCAATGAGGCAGAATTCCAGGACCTGCGGCAGACGCTGATCCACTTCCATGGCAATCTGGACCAGAACAGCTTTTTCCAGATTCAGACCAGCCAGGTAGGCGGCAATACGGTTGGAATGCTTCAACAAAAAATTGAAGAGCTCAAGTTTGTCACCGGCAACAGCGACGTCAACAATGGTGCTACGCCGGCAGGCGTCACAGCTGCAGCAGCCATCCAGGCGCTCAAAGAGGACAGCGGCCGGTCCAGCAAGGACAGCAACCGTGCAGCATTCCGTGCGTACAAGGAGATTGTGGGCATGGTGATTGAGCGCATCCGGCAATTCTACAACCAGGAGCGCATCTTCCGTATCAAAGGCCAGGATGGCAGCACAGACTTTGTAACCTTCTCCAATGCAGGGCTGGTGCCGCAGTACCAGGGCAATGACTTTGGGATCGATATGGGCTATCGCGTGCCGGAGTTTGACATTGAAGTACACGTACAGCGCGAGGATGCCTATACCAGACTCTCCCAGAATGAGCTGGCTATCCAGATGTACCAGATGGGCATCTTCAACCCGCAGATGGCACCCATGGCCAGCCAGATGCTGGAGATGATGGACTTCAAGGGCAAGGATGAGCTGGTGACCAAGATCAGGGAGAGCGGAGACCTGGCCAACATGCTCAGTCAGGTGCTGCAGATTGCCTACGAGCAGGCCAACCAGCTGGGAGACCAGCAGGCAGCAGCCCAGTTGGCCGCCATTGGTGAACAGATGGGCATGCCGCTGCAGGTGCAAGCACCACAGGGAGGAGTACTGCAGGAGGAAGCACAGCATGAAACGGATCCCAGCAATGGAGACGGGAAAGCCAGTCTGCAGACCCGGCAGGATACCATCCTGCAGAAAGCCAGCGAAAGAGCGCAGAGCGCAACGAGGCCGACATAATGAGGAGTGGAGAGTATGAGGCACAAGCGTATATCAAGACGGGAACTTAAGGAAACAATTAAAGCGGAAAGAAAGCTATACATCGCAAGTATTAAAGACCAGCAATTAAAGTATGATGAGCTGGAATCCAAGTATGATGAGCTGAAGAAACGCTTTGACATGCTGGGACAGGAAGCGCACGAAATTATCGGTTTTCCTAATGGCGGAATTGAAAAAGTTGCAGTGGAAGCGAAAGCGTACGGGTCATATGTGTATCTATCAGACATGGAGCCCGAAGTGGTTGATTATGCAATGCAGGAGATAGCACGCCAAATCGCAGAAGGTCTTGTAAAGAACAGCCTGATCAAGTTCTCTGGACACGGACCCGATATACACGATCTTTTGCAAGGCTCATTCGGCACTGTTGGAGGCACCTTGTATGTTGTGCCATGGGAACAGGTTAACAGGACCGGAAAGCACATGGTTGTGCAAAAGTTTCCGAATCTGCCGGAAACGGATGGTAAAGACCCATGACCGAAAAGAAACTGTATCTGTGTGATGTCTGCAAAACGGAGTATGCGCATCCGGAGGACGCTCATGCCTGCGAGGCTTACCATGTACAGCCAAAGATGGCCACCAGGGCTGTCTATAATCCCAGGAAACTGAGCAATGACCCGTACCCGCTGAAGATCACCATCATCATGGATGATGGAGCAAAGATTCAATACAGGAGATGATGCTATGAGCATTGACAGAGCCATTGACCTGCTGAGAGACAAATACGAGGCAGCCTGCGCGAACAGGATCATCCGTGATCCTGTGAGCTATGCGCTCCATGAGACATGGAAAGCGGCGAACCGCGAGTATGAGCAGCTCTTCAGCAATGAGATGGAAGCAGGACAGGAACCGCTGGAGTCAGGAGGTGGTTTGTTTGATCCGGATCACAGTTGAATGGACGCATCTGGGGAACCGGCTGGAGATTGCTGGCCATGCCGGCATGATGGATCAGGGAAAAGATATCGACCTGTGCTGCTGTGCCTGCTCCACCATTCTGTACGCATGGTGTGCGCATCTCATGCGTGAAGAAGATGCCGGCAGGCTCAGCTTCCGAAGCCAGCAGTTGGAGAAAGGCTTTGGATCCGTGAGGGCCACAGCTGCAGATGGCGAGTACCTGCGACTCAAAGCTGGCTTTGATACCATCCTGGATGGCATCAAGCTGCTGAGGGAGAAGTACCCGGAAGCTATACAGATTACTTATATCAACAATGATAATAAGGAGAGATCAGCATGAAACTGAAAGCAATGTTATCCCAACCCATGGCAGGCAAGACGGATGAGGAGATCAAAGAAGCCAGAGAGCGTGCGATCCAGGCACTGGAAAAGAAAGGTTATGAGGTGGTGAACACACTGTTCACCGATGAGTGGTATTCAAAGGAGTCCATGGAGAAGCGCGGAGTTGTGCAGATTCCTCTCTGCTTCCTGGCTAAGTCTCTGGAGAACATGAGCAAATGCCATGCCGCATACTTCTGTAAAGGCTGGAGACAGGCAAGAGGCTGCAGGATTGAGCATGAAGCAGCACTGGCCTATGGGCTTGAAGTTATCTACGAAGAGTAAAGGAGGACCGAACATGAACAAATTGAGTATGGACGAACAGGCCATAAAGTTTGTAAGAGATTACAGCAATGAGCATCTGGACAAATCGGATCCGAAAGCCGATTTCGATGTATTCATTGTCTGGAAGTGCAAGGTTCTGCAGAACTGGAAGTATCTGATCAGCACGACCTTGCCAGATGGCATGTATTATGAGCTCACCTATGACGGGGATCGCTCCAGATGGTATTTTGATGCCTACAAGAAATTTGAAAATCGCTGCATTCTCGTGACAGAGAAGGAGTAAGCCATGGACGATACGCGCATTGTCTCAGCCAATGGTCTGCCGGTGATCGGCGTTTATACCATCTCCAATACTGGCAGCCTGGTAGTCCATGCCATTGAGGACGAGCGCGTGCAGGTGTCTCTCAATGGCGGAGTGCCAGAGTGGTGCGATACCTACAGCCAGATAGCCGTGGATGACCAGGGAGAGTATGAGATGGAGGACGGTTTCCTGTGGGGAGAGATGCAGGTACCATTCTCCCAGGTGATGCGTCTCTGATCACAACTAGACAAGCAAAAATTACTATGTATATTGCAGTTAGACTCGCCCGCTTAACGGGCAGAAAGGGAACCACATGGTAAATATTATTTATGACCTAGACCTGCAGCTGTTCGCTGAAGAGGGAGCAGCAGATGTGTCGGGCGATATGGGCCAGGACGCCGCTGGCCAGACGGGCGAAATCGGACAGGACGCCGCTGTCCAGGAAACACAGGAGCAGGAAGAAGATCTTGAGACCGCATGGCAGGAAGCGCGGAACGGGAGATTCAAGCAATTCTTTGACCGTGACATGCAAGGCGCGATCAAAGAGCGGTTGAAAAACTCCAAGCAGGCCGAGCAGGTACTGGAGAAGCTGGCACCTATGCTGGACAACATGCAGAAAAAGTATGGTGTCGAGAGTGGTGACATTGATGGCCTCATGGCCAAGTATCAGGATGACGATGCTCTATACGAAGAGGAAGCCATGGAGCGCGGCATCGATGTTGGCACGATGAAGCAGATCAAGCAGCTGGAGAACCGCCTGGCAGCTGAGCAGCGCATCAACGAGCAGAGCATACAGGAGCGGCAGGCCCAGGAGCATGTCATGAATCTGGTCCGTCAAGGGGAACAGCTCAAACAGCTCTATCCGAATTTCGACCTGGCTGCAGAGATGCAGAACCCGGAATTCCGGAGGCTGACTGGTCCGGGCGTCAATATTGACGTCAAGACGGCATACCAGGTCATCCATGCCAATGAGCTGCAGACCCAGTATGTGCAGGCAGGTGCGCAGCAGGCAGCCCAGAAGCTGGCCCAGTCCCGCAGCGCGAACCGCAGACGCCCTTCCGAGAATGCTTCAAGGTCTCCGGCAGGTCAGACACTTTCCCAGGATTATTCCAAATGGGGAAAAGACCAGTTCGACGAATACAAGCGTCGAGCGGAGCGCGGAGAGGAGATCGTCTTCGGAAGCTGATCCTCTCCGTAGAGAGGAGCAAAACATGGCTAAAGTTGTTATGAAACTGTACGCTACTCTGGTAGCATTCCTGGACCTGCAGCTTTTCGCTGAAGCAGGCACCGTGACCAACACCAGCACCGGTTCCGTCAACTCGTATACCGGCGTTGCGACCACCAGTCAGGACCTCAGACCTGGCTTTGATGGTCATAACTACTACAATGGCACATTCCTTGCCAACGCCCGGCCCTATCTGATTTATGGCCAGCTGGGCAAAAAGGAAGCCCTGCCGAAAAACAAGAGCATGACCAAGGAATGGCACCGCTGGAACAAGCTGGCCGGTCTGAGCCAGCTGACTGAAGGCGTGATTCCGGAAGGCCAGAAGCTCAAGGAAACCGTGCTCACCGGCACCATCGCTCAGTATGGTACCTATGTGACCATCTCCGATGTGCTGCAGATGCGCTCGGTTGATCCTGTTGTGCAGGGTGCCACCGAGGAACTCGGCGCTGCCGCTTCCCTGTCCATGGAAGAGCTGACCCGCACCGTGCTCATGGCCAATACCAACGTGCTGTATGGCACCGTTGTCAAGGCTGACGGCACCGTGGTTGGCCAGGCTACCAGCCGCGCTGATATGGTGACCAAGCTGCATGCCACTGCCGGCAACCATTGCGAGCTGGACACCACCATCATCAACCTTGGACAAACCATCCTGCAGACCGCACTCGCGCCCTTCTATTCCAACCAGGAATATGTGGCCGTCATTCACCCCATGGTGACCTTCGACCTGCGCGAGGATCCCGATTGGATTGACGTGCACAAGTATGCTGCTCCGAACGCCATTTTCAATGGTGAGATTGGTAAGCTGCATGGTGTGCGCTTCGTCCAGTCCACTGTCGCTCCCATCATCGAAGTGGAAAGCGGCAACAACACCAGCAAGCTGGCACTGACCATGATCTTCGGCAAGGATGCTTTCGGCATCATCGATCCGGAAGGTGGCAGCATGCAGACCATCATGCACGATAAGCACGAAATCGGCGGACCTCTGGACCAGTTCAGCACGGTTGGCTGCAAGGTCGAAACCGCGACCAAGATCCTCTATCCTGAGCGCATGATCACCCTGGTGACCAGCCTCAGCAAGGCCGATCTGGTCGAAGCGAACGCAGTGGCCGCTTAATGAAAGGAGCCTGCCCATGGCAGCTAAAAAGACATCAGCACTTACAGACATTCCGGAGATCACCTACGGAACCGAAACCGAGCCCGTTGTGATGCCGAATGCATTTCCCGTTGAGGAGGCCGCCCCTGTACAGCGTGCAGGAGTCACCCGGCAGTTTGTGGCCAACGACTACCTGACGGAACGTCATGCCAGCGCACGGCTGTATGAGGACGTGATTGAAGAGCTGGGAGCTGTGGACCCCTGGAGCACCAAGGTGCTGCTGAAAATGGGCCGCAAGCCTACCGGCGAAGCAGAGACCTTCTATATCCGCGTCAATGGCCGCCAGTTTGATCTGGCGTACCGGAAAACGCATGAGGTGCCTCTGCCGATTGCCATGGCATGGCTGGACCATATGGCTGGCAATGAGATTGCGGCGGACATTGCGGACGCAATGACCGAGAATTATCAGAAGCTGGCCAGCGAAAAAATCCTGTAACTTTATGTATGCAGGGAGAGCAGCATCCTGCTCTCCCTGTTTTTCTTAGGAGGGCCTTATGACCATACAGGAAGCCATTAACCAGGTGGACCGGATGAAACCGAACGCTATCACAGCAGATGAAAAAATCGGATGGCTCAGCCATCTGGATCAGATGATCTGGAATGAAGTTTTCACACGGCATGTGATTCCCGCACCGGGAGAGCAGCCGGAGTACACCACCCAGGACGGATACTGGCCGGACCCACTGTCACCGGACCCAATCCGCGAGAAACCGATCATTGTGCCTGCCGGCCAGACGATCACGCCGGCAAAACCGGAGTACACCAGCGACACCGATACAGACACGGAGCTGCTGGTTGAATCCCCGTATGATGATATCTATCCGTATTACCTGGCGTCCAAGATTGATGTGGTAAACCAGGAATATGACCTGTATGCCAGCAACTCACAGCTGTACAACAACGCATACCAGACCTACGTGGATTATGTCCACAGGACCTATCCGCAGCGATACCACAGAACACGATGGATTCTGTAAAGGAGAGAACGCGCCATGCCGTACCTGCCAGAAATAACTGCGCTTGCAGAAACCCCGGTATTCACAAACACGTTTGGTGGGTACAACCATCATGACGTGATCCAGGAGGGAGAGCTCTGGGATGAAGTCAATCTCTCCGGCAGGGACTATCCCAGTCTCTCCACCAGAAAACTGAGGGGAACCTGCACTGCCTACAATGATCCGCAGACAGATCAGCCTGTGACCGAATATGTCAATCCTCAGGGACTGCTGGCCAAGGCTTCCCTGGTCACCATAGATGGTCCCAATGTGTACCTGGCCGGGCATATCGTGGACAATATCACGCTCAGCACGGATGCAGGCATGCTGCCCAAGCAGATTGTAAGCATGGGAGCTTATGTCTGCATTTTTCCGGATGCTGTCTATTTCAACTCCATCTATCTCTCAGATTGCGGGCATATGGGAGCTGAATGGAATCAGTCCAGTTCATTGACTGCCGCACTCTGCACGGCAGAAGGAGACGCTTATGGAGCAGACGAGTATTGGGTATCCGCTACAGCGCCAGCCAATCCGGAAAATGGTGCGCTGTGGGTAGATACCAGCGCGTCTCCGCATGTGCTCAAGACGTGGAATGCGACTACTGCCGAATGGGTAGGCATGGCCAGCACCTATGTCCGCATTGAAAGCCCTGGCATAGGCCAGCAGTTTAGTCGAGATGACGCAGTCTTTATCTCAGGCATTGAATGTCCTGAGCAGTATATCGGCACCGAGATTGATCTGCAGATACAGGCGCTGAATGAGTGCATGACGATCTACAGCAAGGGAGACAACTATCTGATTGTGGCGGGAATCCTGGACAGAGCCGTGACTATGGCAGAAGGTTCCGTGAAAGTTGAGCGCAGGGTGCCAAGGCTGGATTATGTCGTGGAGGCAAGCAATCGGATCTGGGGCTGCACATATGGCCTGGTCAACGGAGAAACGCTTAATGAGATCCATTGCTGTGCGCAGGGAGATTTCAAAAACTGGTATCAGTATGCTGGACTCTCTACAGACAGCTATACAGTCAGCTGCGGCACGGACGGCCCTTTCACGGGGGCAGGCGTGCTGAAGGGAAGCCCTGTCTTTTTCAAGGAGCAATGCCTGCATCGCGTTTCCGGATCCATGCCGAGAACCTACCAGGTCCAGACAACCATGTGCAGAGGCGTGCAGGATGGGTCCTGGCGCAGTGTGCAGGTCGTGGGCGAGAATCTCATATATAAAGGCCGGACCGACATCATGAGCTATGACGGCAGCCTGCCTGTCCCGATCTCAGCGAACCTGGGAGACATCCGGTACTATGACGCCGTGGCCGGCGCCTTTGGTGATCTCTACTATATCTCCATGCGAGACGATGAGAACACATGGCATCTTTTCAGTTTTGATGCCGGCAAAGGTGTATGGCACAAGGAAGACCACCTGCATGCGCTCTGCATGGCCACACTGAAAGACGAGATCTATTGTATTGATGCGGATCATAAAACGCTGATTGCTCTCAACGGCACAGACGGCACTCTGGAAGAACCGGGAAGCATGCTGTGGAAGGTTATCTTTGGCACATATGGATATGATGCAGAGAGGCAGAAGTATCTCAGTAAGTATGTCATACGGATCGCGTTGGGCCGGGGAAGCAGCGTATCCTGCTACATCCAGTACGACAGCAGCGGCGAATGGGAATCTGCCGGCACTTATACACCCAATGCGAGTGAAACGATCAGCGTAAACATTCCCATCATTCCCAGGCGCTGCGATCATTGCCAGCTGAAGCTGATTGGCCAGGGTGAAATCAAGCTGTATTCCATTGCCAGGACATACAGGGGAGGGAGCAGGAACAATGTCAGCTATCTTCGTTGAAATGCCTCCCTTTGTAAAGGACGAGGATCCTCAAGAGGCAATCCGGAGGCTGCACAGTTACCTCTACCAGACAGCCGAGCGGATGAACGAGGCATTGCTCTTGGTGGACCAGAGCGTGCAGGACACAGCCAAAGCGGCACAGGCCCAGCTGGACAGCGTTACTAAAATCATGCAGGCAGCCACACAAAGGATGGGACGCAGCGCGAATGATGCCCTGCTGCGGGAAGCCGAGTCTCTGCGCAGCCTCATCATTGACAATGCGGACATTGTGCAGGAAGCAGAGGACCGGATCATGAATGTGCTCCGCTCGTCATACGTCGCGCAGTCAGAGTTTGGTGAGTACAAAGAGCAGGCAGTTACCCAGATGAATGAGACAGCAGATGCAAAACTTGTAGAGTACAACGCCAGCGAAACGATTACCGGACTGCAGGCAGATGCAGAGGCGGCCAAGACATTCCAGAGAGACTATGACAGCTACATCAAAACCGGGCTGCTCTTCCGTGACAGCCAGGGAAACCGTGTGTATGGTGTGGCCGTAGGCGAGAACCTGACGCGAGTCACACAGATTGTGGATGGCGTTGAGGAAGTCGTGCTTGAGCGCAGCGGACTGTCTGCTGTGTTTACGGCAACGAAACTGTCCTTCTACCAGAACGGCACCGAGGTTGCCTACTTGTCCAACCATAAGCTGTACATCACGCAGATTGTCGTGCTGGACCGTTTTCAGCTGGGTGATCTGGTGCTCACTGTTGATACATCCGGGATTGCTGCAACCTGGGCCAGATAGGAGGGTGAGACATGGCAACCATTACAACGTCAAGGCAGACGATATATGCCGATAAGCATGTCAGCGTCTCCTGGTCCTGGCCGAGCATAGGCGCGTATCAGCACATCCAGGTCAACTCAGCAGCCTGGCACTGGACAGCCAGCCGCTATGCTGTTCCATACTATGATCGGAACCATGAGTCCATGATTCCAACCAATGGCGGCAATGGCCACAACCGTGAGGGCATCACCACAGCCAACCTGGGCGTGACGGCCAGCACAACATCTGCAGATGCATATTTTGATATGTATCAATCGGATCCTGGCAGTGCAGACGTCTGGTTTGTGATTGAATACGACATCATCAATGACGTGCCGCCCAGCACACTGGCAGGATCCAATGCTGTATCCGGACAGGTCAATACCATCACCATAGGAAACGCGGCCGGACTGGGCCAGGTCTGGCACCGCACAGTGTGGTTCATCGGCGGGTACTCACAGTATGTGGACACAGGAGTGGGAGTGAGCAGCGCAAGCCTGCAGATTCCCACCGAATGGCAGAACGCCTTCAGCGGACCGTCCGCAACCATGGGTATCACACTGCATACTTATCTGCCCGACAACACCTATATTGGCAACAATACCATCTATGTGACACTCACGCGAGACGTGAACTATGATGTGCCGGCCAGCTCAATTAGTGTGACATCTATCACGGCCGGCCAGACAAGCACAGTGACATTCAGCAATACGCATCTTGGCAACACGATCCATCACGTCACATGGACATGCGGCAACAATTCGCACCTGGAAGCCACTGCACAGGGAGCATCTTCTGCCTCGTTCACCATTCCAACCAGCTGGTGTGAATCCTTCCCAAATGCGAACAGCGGCAATTTGGTAGTGACCGTGCAGACCTTCAACGCATACGGCCAGGCACGCGGCTCTGCGATCCAGCAGACCGTGCTGCTGTATGTGCCCAACTACACACCAACGGTTACCGGCTCAGCAACCGGCGTCAATCAGTCATGGAACCTGTACCTCCAGAACAGGTCCCGCGTGACGATCTCTGTCACAGCGCAGGGATTGTACGGCAGCACGATCGTCAGCTATGCGATTGCAGGCCACAATCTCAATGTGGCTGCCCAGAGCGGCACCAGCGAAGTACTGACGCAGACAGGCCAGGTAACCTATACATGCACGGCTACAGACAGCCGAGGGAAGATAGGGACAGGGATAGTCACCATTACTGTGATTTCCTACGCGGCGCCGATGATCACCCAGGCGGAGGCATACCGTTGCGGACCTGTAGATCTGGATCCACTGCCAACAGGAGCACGCGCAGCCTATATCCTGGACTACAACTATTCCACCTGTGAAGGGAACAATACAATAACGGCAAGCATCCAGCTGAAACTGGAGAGCACAGTCATTACCACCATATCCAACCCCACAAAAGGCCAGGCGGCACTGCTGTACGCAGACGTGAACACCAGAAGATCCTATACAGCCATCTTCACTGTCACAGACGCCCTGGGAAACTCGGATACCTTTGAGATTCTGATCCCAACCGCAGAGGTTTACATGTATTTCAGCAGGACACTGAACAGCATTGGCATTGGAGTATATCCGGAGCATGCGAACTCTCTGGAGCTGGGGAATGGCTTCCATCTGTATCTGAACACCATTGAGATCACACCATAAGGAGGGATACCATGCCGTCTGTCTATAGCAAGCAAACAGCGAC